ATATATATATTTCTCAAAATATTCATTTCTTAATCTATCTAAATCAGGATATGATGTTCCGTTAAATCTTTCACTTGGGTCTCCAATATAATCTCCTATATTAAAGAATCCAAGTTGACTCATTATATCATCATTTATTTCATTTTGGGGAGAAAATGCTACCTCAAGATAATTTACATCTGTTGTATATTTTGAATTTGAATCTAAATTTTGTTCTAATCTTCTATAAGGGGATAAAGTTGAACCTGATGGGAAATTATTGGATGATAATTTAATTTTATCACTTACAGTATTTTTTATACCTGCTATTGGTTGATCATAGAAAAAATATTCAGTATTAGGGATAAAAGTAGGGGATGAATTAAAAGTAAAATTACTATCTGATGCAAATGAGTTTGTTAATGGGAATGATCCAGTAATTTTAGGATGGATAGAAATTGAACTAGTATATAATTCACCTCCTAAAGATGCTCTAAATGCTAACTCATTGGGACCACTATTTATTGAATTACCTTCAATTGAATAAGGATTCATTATATAATCTTTAAATGAATTTACATTTAATGCTGCATTATAATATCTTATTTCTTGGAGATATACTTTTTCTTCATTTGGAATAAAAATAGAATCTACTCCATCTATCCAAGCTGTATTAGTAATACTTACTGTGATTGAGGACGAGGAATAAAACCCTAATTGGGTTCCATTATTGCCTCCATCGTAGATATTATTTCCAGCATGTAATTCAAAATTATTTAATCTACGATTTATCATCACAGACCACCAACCCTCATCTATAAAAGGTAAATATATACTTGCAGATATTGTTGGGGTATTTTGTAAATTAGGATAAAAATCAAGATAAGCATATTGATATTCAGGATTTATAATTGAACCAGAGTATGATTCACTTGTAAATCCAGATCCAATATATCTTAATTGAAGGGATGATGATGTATTTGTTGACCAAAGATTAATAGGAGATGAACCACTAATAATAGATAATTCTGGGATTTTAAATCTAAAAGCTAAAGTAGAGGGGACATTATTTGGAGAATTCCAAGTGGAATTTAATTGCCAATCTGTTGTAATTCTATTTTCTCCTTCAAAAGCATAATTAAATTCATTTTGCCAATAATCCCAATCATTCTCATTTGTTTTGTCTTTTCCTCCATATTCATTAATTCTTAATACAGTATCTGGGATACCATATGAGGTAATAAGTGCGCGTAATCCTGGTAGAGTACCTTTGGTTTTAAGCAGGTATGGCAAATTATGATAAATGCGTTTATATAGCGATTTATTAACATCATCTAACGGTATATAATCATTAGATGCTGATATGAGAGTATCAATATATTCAAATCCTGAGGGGGTTGGTAATGATCCTGTTATTTGTGGGAATGGAAATAAAGATCCTTCAGGGGTTAATCCTAGAAATGCTGTATATAAATCTTGGTTTGAAAAATTATTTTGGTATAATTTAATTCCAAAGTCTCTAATAGCATCTGCTATTAAATCTTTTGATATACCATATTCTAATCTATTATCATTATTATATTTTTCAGTTATATCTTTATAATATATCCAAATATTATCAAAATGTTGAGCAACCATATCAACAAATAATTCATATGGTTTATTATCTGCATCTTCTCTTAAATATTCGGGGATTGAAAATAATAAATTATCTTTATTATCTTGATCATATATTGATGCTGAGGTGATGATATTAGAGAACCAAGTTACAACTGTCGGATCTGTTGTTGGATATAATTGATATGGTGGTTCTGTTGTTGATTTTGGATATGCAAATGATTCACTTGAATAGTATAGATAATAATCATAACCATCAAAGTTTTTAATTATATCTGATATTTTATTTTCTAGTATAGTTTTACTTTCACTTACTACTAAAGATGATGATGTTGAGCCTGTAATATTAGAATTAATAATTGATATAGATGATGAATATCCTTCTATTAAACTTACTTTATAAAAGAAGTTTTCTAATCTTGTTTTAGCTGAACTAAAATGGGTAAAATTATTAAAATCAGTATAATCAATATTAATATCTATTTCTTTTTCCTCTAATAAACTATTAATTTGATTAAATGAACTTAATGATGTAGTTGATACTAAATCAGAGTATGATAATTCTGATGTTGAATTATTTATTTGGTCTTGAAGTTGGATATTAAAATTTGGACCTTGTATTGGAGTAGTATCGTTAAATATGATTTCCTCTTCAGGGAATGCGATTTGGTAAGCTAATGGTTCTTCTAAAGTTGATACAATAAATAATGTATCGTTTAGATTTATTTCTTCTAGGAGAGGTTCATATAGTTTTATTAAAATGGTAGGATTAGAAGGATCAGTCTCATCTAATCTTATATTATTTGATATAAAAAGAATATTTTCTCCAAAATTTAATAAAAAATCTAAAAAATATGAACTTGATTCTCTTTCCTCTATAAATTGATTGGTTTTTTCTATAATATCTTGAGAAGATAAAGTAGTACTATCCAATCTTATTTCAGTTCTATCTGAAGATATCTCTGATATATAGAGAAGTTCTATAGGGGAGCCTATTTTTTTATTTAAAAAATTATAATATGTTATATAACTTCCTTGATCAAATCCATTATTGATAAGATTTTGTTCAGGATCTATATTAATTTGATTTAATTCATTATTTTGGGATGATTGACCATCATTTAATATTGAATATTGAGTGAAGTTTGAATCAGATGATATTAAATTTTTATTTAAATCATATATAAAAAATTCAATATAACTATCGCTTGTTAAAGCAGTATTTATTTCAAAAGATGGAATTAAATTCGTATCTTGAGATTCATATATTTGAGTAGTTAAATCCTGAGGGTCTATTTGAATAATTTCGGCAGCCATTAAATTTATTAGATTAAATTAGTTCCAGTTTGGGATTCAATTAATTGTTTTTGAGTTTCAAGGAGATCTATTCTTAATTGAGATATTTCTGCTTGAAGAGCCTCTATTATTTCTTGATTAGGATCAAAATTTATATATTCACTACTTTTTTGTATTAAAGATTCATGTGAATTATTTCCTAATTCAGGTATATTATAAAATAATTCATTATATAACTCAAAAAATTCTTCAACTGTCGGTTGTTCATCTAATTGTTCTTGAATGGTTTTTACACCAAGTTGTTTAAATGAAGTATCTATAATTTTTTGATAATTATTTTTATTAAATACTTGTTTATTAAATTTTATTTCATTACTCATCCATTAACAATTTTAAAATAATAATCATCATCAAATATTTTAGTAGAACCATTAAGTATTACTTTTATTAATATTTTATAATATCTCTCAGGTTCTAATCCACTCATATAAACATCAAAATAATTCCCACTACTATTTGAGCTTATTTGAGTATAAAGTTCATCAAAGTTAATAATAAATTCATTAGTATCCAAGTCTTTTATAGCAAAATATGATGATGTTGGAAGAAAATATTGATTAGTATAAAGTGAAGAAGTTTGAAATACTCTAGTAGGATATAATGGGCTTACATTTACTTTAAATCTATTAATACTTTCAGGGAAAAAAGTGCCTGGGTTTTCATCTAGGGAAAGTTTTAAATTAGTAGTGGTAACTATCTTAGATGAGAGGGAACCGGTTAAAACTGTAGAGAAATCTCTCCATTTAAATTCTAATTGGGGGGGATATATAGTATTAGTATCAACACTATAATATTTTAAAATTGGTTGATTAAATGAACTTGTATTAAATTCAATAGAATCTTCCCATTTTGTAATAAAACCATAATTTGGAATAGAACCACTATACCATTTATTTACTATATTAGTTACATCTAAGTTAAAATCTTTTAAATCTCTTAAATTAAATGATTGAGTTACTTTATATGATGGTGTATTAGATCCAGAATAAAACCAATTTCCACCACCTTGGGATGAAGATGATGAGTTAAAGGATGATGTATATAATTCAGTTCCTATAGAACCACCTGTACTCCAATTTCCTGATCCTGATATAGTTGGGAATATCCATGATACTCCATCTGTAGTTTGAGGAGAATCCAGATATTCACCTGTTCCATTATTCCAATCTTGAGCAACAGGCCATACCTCTAAGGTATATTCTGAATTAATACCTTGGGCTGTGGCTATAAATGAATTAAAATGAACTTCCCAAGATTTATTCCCTATAATATTATCTATTATATTTTCTAATTCTTGTTGATTAAATTGAGTTAAAAATCTAGAAACATTAGGGCTACCAGCAATATTTAATGAATTGTATATTTCACATATAGCATCTAATCCAGTATTCATTACGGGATAATAAGAATATATTGTTGCATCCTGTGAAGGGAATAATTTATAAACAGCCATTTTTTATTATAAATATTTGATTATAGAGGAGATACACGACCTTTAATATCTAAATCAGGATATCTAACTTCAAATATACTTGGATCTAATGAAGGATATATAACTTGATTTTGTATAGCTCCTGATATATCATATGCATATTCAGAATATCCTAATGTAGTACCAGCTATATTGGAAATTTGAATATCTTTGACAGTTTGAACTCCTAAAATTTTATCTAAGTTAATATAAATATCTCTTAGTAGGATTGGTTGATTTATTTGCCAATTATTTGTATTAAAATATCCTTTTAAAGAATTTATACAATTAAGTAATATCTCATTATTATTATATTCTGGGAGTACTATAATTTCAAAATTTACACTGATATTAATGATATATGCATTTTTTATATCAATGTTATCTCCTATTATTCTATTTTGAGAGAGATATGATCTAAGATTATTTTTAAGAGTATTTGATGGATAATCTAATTGACCCGAGGAATTTAAAGATAAACAATATAAATTTAATGTTTCTTGGGTTGATATTTGTCTATCAGTTAATTTAGGCTGTTCGATATATGCTTTAGATATGCTTCCATACTGGGATGGCATACTTAAAGCTCTTACTAAATAATCATCAGCAGTTACTGAGCGTTTTTGTGATGCTATAAGAGATAAGGTATTTTGTCTTATTTCTTCTAATGTATCTCCACCTTTACCTCCTGATGCTGGGATAGGGTTTGTTGAGGAAATAGATGTAAAAATATAATTTGCTGTAGTTGAATTAAGATTTATATTATTAAATTTTACATTCGATGTATTTAAATTAACTAATGCATTAGCATCAACATTTGAGTTTACTCCCCCTCCAGTTAAATATCTAATTGATAAAGTAGTATTGGAAGGAGAAATACCATATGTTTTTGTATAAAGGAAATTAGTTGGAGAATATGCTGCAGTTAATTTATCTTTCTTAAATGGAAGACCTAATCCTATATTATTTGAGTTAGGTATAATTTCTTCATCATTATCATCTGATGTACCTGCTCCGAATTGGATTTGGAGGGTGTTTAATGATGTAAAACGAGTTGAAAATCTCCTTTGGATTTTTTCCAACCTTAATAAATAAGGAACTTGTCCTGAGTTTTGAAAATTGTTTGGATCGTTTGGGTTAGTATTTAATAATGGTTTATATATCATTTCTTGAGCTAAATGATCAACTTCATACCATATATTTCCATCAGAGTCTATTATATCAAGTATTCCTATAATATTTGAATCTTCTATTTCTATAGTAGTAAATGGTTCAGGAGTTGTAAAACTAAAGGTTTGATTTTTTATAGTTGCTGAGATAGCTGATCTACTTTTTTTTAAAAGATAATATTGGGGGGTATTCCCTGAAATTTGATATATAGAAATTTCGGTTGGGTCTTGAGAGGATGAAACAGAAAAATCTAATTTATCTTGAATTAAAAATGTTGAACCATTTGGGGTTGATATGGTTGCATTTTCATTAACTGTTAACACATAATTAAAATCAGGTACTGTTTCTCCTCCTATAGTTATAGCAGGTAATTGTTGATATACATCAATTGTAGTTTGAGCAACACCCGTGGTTTTTGGTTTATATCCAAACATATATGCTAATTCAAATATATTATTTGTTTGTCTAGCATATTGGATAAAATTTTCTTGAAATTGGTTATCTAAATAAAAACTTAAAACATCACCTACATATGAGGCTTGTTCCATAAACATCATTCCTGGGGATGATGGAGAAAAATCATTATATGTATTAGGAAAATATACCTTAGCATATTCAATTAATCTTTCTCTAAAATCGGAAAAATCTCGATTTATGTATTTAATATCTCTTTTAGGTGTGCTCATTATTCAAATTCAATTTCAAGATTATCTGTAATATTTGTATTTATTATATTATATGATAAATCAATTTTAATATTATTTTGATCATCTACTTTAGATATATTTAATGAATTTATATTAACATTCGGAAAAAATGTAGATATTTTATTAGTTATATCTTCTATAAGAAAATCTGTGGAGTCATTTAGTATATTTTCAAATATGAAATTTTTTAATCCTCCCCCAAAATTTGGATTAAGATATCTTTCTCCAGGATTAGTTAAAAAAAAATTTATCAGATTATTCTTAATTGAATCTTTAGTTAAATAATTTGAGGTAAATGCAACCGGACCATTAAATGGAATATTTACCCCAATAGCTTTATTAGGATTTAAATCTAATGGAAATATTTGTTGTGGATTAAAAGCCATTATTTACCAACCATTAAATTCATAATTTGATCCATTCCTACTTCCCCATTTGGAAGAGCGCCATTTATAGAATCTACACCTTGTGGTGCAAATTTAGGTACATCCTGAGATGTAAGATTTAAAGCTGTTTCTCCTAAAATATCCATATAAGCTTTTCTTTTATCCATTGTTATATCTGGTGGTCTAGAAGAAATATCAACTTGAGGAATCATATGTTCTTTAACAATTTGAGTTTTTGGGGCACGAACTGCTTCTAAAAGAATATCTTTTAATTCTTCTTGGATTGCTTCTCTTACAGCTTCTTTAATAAATTTTTTTAATTCTATTGATTTCATATGATTATAAATATTAGATTAATCAGCTTTTAAATTATTTTGTTGTATATAAAATACAAGTTCATCTATTAATATCTGATCAATAGATGAGAAAGACCACTCTCCTTTTAACATTACCACACCTTGTTTATTACGTGCAAGTGCTCTTCTACGTTTTAAAGGCTTTTCAGTTATTTCAGTTTCCACACCCATTTCAAAACCATTTACATTTGTAACTACTGGGTCTAATTGGTTTGATTGCTGTTGGGTTAGTTGATTAAGTTCAAATGCTATTTTTTCTTGTTCAGCATCAGGATAACATTCTTGAATTAATTGGTCTAATAAATTAAGTAATTGAATAATTTGGATTAAGGTTTGACGTAAAATTATAATTATAGATAATATACCTACATTTACATTTCTTAATTTTCCTATTAATTTATCTATTCTTTCTTTATTATCTTGTACGGCTAATATAACGTTTATTGGAAGTCCAACCCCAGCAACAGCTGAAGGGATTGGGATATTTTTTAATACTTGAAAAACTACATTTAATGTTTCTATAATCCCTCCAGTTATACCTAAAGCTTTAGTAGTATTATTTATAAGATTTAAACTATTATTTAATTGTTTAACTAATTGGTTTTTTCTTTTTATTAAATTATCTAATTCTGATGTTGTTGGACATGTAGCTTGATCTATATATTTGGAAAATTCTTGGGGAGAAATATTATTTATTTGAGATAACCCAAATGGGGCAATCATAGTTAATACTGAGGGGAGTAAAGTATTTTTTAAAACATTTACTTGATTAGAAATAATTTCTTGAGAATAATAAGATGCATCTTTTTTACCTTTGGTTAAATTTTTAACTTGAGATTGATCTAATTGAGATGATTTAATTTTATCCTGTTCTATAGAAGGAATTAATGGTTGTAATTGAATTATTCCTATATTATTTTTTATAGTATTATCTCCTTTATATATAGCTGGTTCCTCAAATTGATATCCTGGGGATGATATTATTAATGATATAAATTCATTTTCGGGTATATCTCCATTTATTATAAAGTCTCCATTTTCATCTGAAGATACATGTTCAGTTGATGATATGGATATTTTAGCTCCATTAATTGGGGATTTTGATTGTTCATCTATAACTGTTCCTTTTATACTATATATCATACGGTTTTAACAATTTTAGATTTAATATCATCAATTTGATTATAAACTTTATTAAAAACTTGTAAAGAAGAATTTGCTACAGTTAATGCAATTGGGTTTGGAGTAGCTACTCCCCCAGGCCAATCTTGAATTACTTTTAAAGCCTCAGCTATATTTTGTAATTCATTAATTAATATTTTTAAATATTCTACAGTGTCATCTCCTTTTAATACTGATTGGGATGCATTTTTATCTCCTAAATTAATTAATTTACTACTTATATTGATAGAATCTGTAGATTCTACGTTAATACTCCCATTTGAGGATAAACCAACAGAATTTTGTCCACTAATTAAAATACTATCAGATTTCGCGTTTAAAATAATTCTATCTGAATTGAATATAATTTGAGGGTTAGAATATTGTGCTGGGGTAATAGGTGGGGTTGTATAAGAGATAAAATTTTCATTAGATAAACTAAATGGGATTTTTTGGGTAGAAGTTAAATAGATAGATGATAAATCTTTAGAAATATCTTCTGTTATAGGTAACCATCCCTCAGTTGATACATTTTTAGGTTGCCCATTACGAATTACAGTAATAGGATCTCCATTTTCTCCAACAGATGACCAATTATTATTATATAAACTTTTAGATTTAGCAGTACTTCCTAATCTTAAACTATTTCCCCACCTACCCTCATATATCATATCCCCTGAAAATGATAATAATGGGTGTATATTGGATTTTTCAATAAATGTATTTTGGCTAGGATTTAAAGGACTATTTAATTCTATCTCAGAAGATCCATCAGTTATTCTTCTAACAAGTCCACCTTCGGTTTGTTGATAATCTAATTGTTGTGATGGAGGTAAATTATTTTCAAAAGGTATAGGAGTTGAATTATGATGAGGATGATTCCAAAATGATACTCCATTCATATAATAATATTCAGTAGTATAACTTTCATTTACTATTGAAGGAATTGTTATAAGAAATATAACTACTAATTCATTTACAATAGGAAAACATTTAATATTAGGATATAATGGTTTTGCAAATCTTATATTTCCTACATTATCTGAGGATACTATTTTAAATTGAATAGTTCCTATAGAATTCCATTCTCCTTGAATAGAGAAATCTGGGTGGTTTTCATCTAATATAATATCCAATACACGCCCTGTTATATATGTTGGGGATGTATTTCCTACCGTTGATTTTGAATTGGTAGATAAATTTTTAACTAAACCAGGAAGTCCTACTCTATTAATCATTCTTTTTTGGAGTGAAATTCTTTACCTCAGTTAAAAGTTGTGCTTTTTCCTCCTCAGTCATTCCAAAATTACCATCATCAGATGATTCAGAATTTAATGCTCGTTGAGCAATAGTAGCCATTTTAATTAATGCTTCATCATTTTTAATAGCTAGATCCATATATTCTTTAATTAATGGAACTATAAGAGTAGCATCTCCTATATCATTAATTAATGGCTTTAATTCATTTATTAAAGCAGATATTTGTTCTTCTTTTTTCTTTTGGTTGTTATATATTTCTTGAAGAATTCCTGAGAATGTTTTTTTTCCAAATATATTTTTATCAAAATTACTCATGGGTTATTTTGATGATAAATATTTATTAAAATTATTTTTAAAATCCATATAATCATTTTCTATATAAAATATATAGTTTTCTTTAAAAATTCTCTGGAGTGTATTAGCTATTTTGGTGATTTTTGGTGTTTTAACATCTATCATTTCATGTATATAGATGTAAAGAGCTTTCTTATTAAATATATCTATTTCTTTTCTTTTTCTAAATAATTCTAATATAGAATCTGCTATGTGAGCATCATGTGATTTAGGAAAAATATCAAAAATATTATCAGATATAAATGTAACATATTCACTCATGAAATGGGAAAGTTTATCATCGGGTGAAAATGAATCCAAAACATAAGAATAATTCTCATCATTCTCTAGATCTTCCATAGATGATTTATCTATTTTCTTTTTATAATTTTTATCATTATATAATATTAACCATCTTTTTACAATAGTTCCAAAATATGAAAATGCTTTTGCCCCATTCTCTGGGTTAAAGAGATGAATTTTAGATAATAAAAATATTTCAATTTCATGTTGTAAATGTTCTAAATCATCTACATCTGTATGGTAAAATTTAAAAGTATGAATTATGTTTTGAGTTAATTTGAAAAAAGCATAATGAATTTCTTCTTCATATATTTTATTTCTTTCCTTTGAATCAGAAGTATTATTATATCTTACAATAGCATCTTCTGTCTCTTGGGTAAAATATCTTCTCTTCTCTCTTTTTTTTTTAGTTACTATCATTTGTAATTCGAATTACTTTAAATTCATTTAGGATTTCTTGGATTTGCTTAATGGCTTTAAAAAAGAAACCAACCTCATCATCTGATTCAAATGATTGTTTATAATCTATTTCTTTTATTTTTTTATCTGAAATCTCAATTGTTCGGGATAAAGAATCTAAATATTTTATATATTCTAGAAGAATATCTTCTGCTTTTTCTTGTTTTCTTAAGAGATTAAAGGTAGTAAATCCTAAAATTATACTTAATAATGATAATACTCCTATTATAATATATAAAATCATATGTTATTTAATAAATTTTTTAAACCTTCACTTTTAATAGAACCTAAAGCTTTATCTTTCATTTTAGGAGATTTTTCTTTAGTTGAGGATAATATAAAATTTCCTTTTTTACCATCCAACCCTTTTTTATCTTCTTTTAATCTAGGTAACCATTCACGCTCAAATTCAATACGAGCAGCCATTAAATCCGCCTGATGTAAGATAAAAGGAAGAGATGTTCTTGGTTTTTGTTCTGGCATAAATGAAAAAAGATATTTTTTATTTGCCTCATCATATAAACCATCATGAGTTTGTATAGCAATCATCTCATTAAAAGTATACTGGATGTTATGGGATTGTAAAAGAAATAATCCTCTATCAGGAACAGATGCAAAAGGTACTTTAGTATTAAACATATAATCCTCACCTAATTTTTCCTTTCTCCAATTATCAGTTTGAGGGATATAAGATTCTTCCTCTTCACTTCCCATTTTCCCCAAATCATGATTTAAAGCTGAAAATACTAATTCTTCAACAGTAAAAGTAGACATATCAGCCCCTTCATCATTCCATAATTCAGCTTGTTTAAGAGCACATCTAATAACACGTAAAACATGTTCTACATATCCTCCAGGGAAAGCATTATGATATTCTTTTTTATGAGCAGCAGGCATCAACATTAAACGCTCAGCATATTTTTCATAAAAGGCTAATAATTTTTCTTTACGTGGTTCAGAAATATATTCATTAATATATTCCATTAATTCATCCCAATTGGATTGGATTTGTTCTGCGGTTAAATTCATAACTTATTTTTATTTTTTAATTTTCTCTTTCAACAATAGATTGAAGATCATTTAATAACTCTGTTAATTCTTTTAAACTATTAACTCTTTCTTCATTAGTACCTCGATTGATAATCAAGTTTAATGTTTTTACTTTTGATTGAATACTTTGTATTCTACGTAATGCTAATTCCTTATTCCTCATAATTTATGTTATTATATTTATATACCCATCATTTATCTAACATTATCTAACATTATCTAACATTATCTAACATTATCTAACATTATCTAACATTATCTAACATTATCCAATATTACTATATTCTAATCTATATAGTTATCTTTTTTTCCTCACCCAAAGTATACAATTTATATTTTATTTAGCCAAGCTATTTTCAATAAAGTCTTGTATTTTTTTTAAAAACGCACATTTTTCAAAATCTTCATTTTCCTCAAAATAATGAATTGATAACTTAACCGAAGTTAAAAAATACTCATCTCCAATTTTCCCTAAATCCTCAACCCACTCTTCATCCCATTTAAATTGACTTATCCAAAACCAAGCCCTATTATAAATCATAAATTCTCCAGCCATCTCAACTTTATCAACATCCTCAACATTATGTTCAAAAAATGAGATAACCTGCTTTTTAAATCCTAACCCATTCAGGATTAATTTATTAAACATTCCTAATTTATAATACGGGGAAGATTTAAATTTTTCAAGATCATCATTTATTTGAATCTCATCGTTTAAAACACGGAAAAATTTATTTAAATCCATATCATCGACTTTTAATTTAAAGCGTTTAATCTAAACGTTAAATCATTGATTTTACGTTCAATTAATGTAATTTCATTCTCTAATTTTTTAAACACAGATATAACATTAATATAGTTTGGATTATTTGGATGATATAACCATAATTCATCCTTAAATAGAATAGAATCATATAGTTCTCTTTCAAGTTCCTTGATTTGTTTTTTTAAATTTTCATTTTCTCCCATAATACATCATATAATATTTATATCTATAAATATCTGCCCCCCAAAAGCCAAATAGCCTCTTTAGCCTCATCTATTTTCATTTGGAAGAACTCCCTATCATTATTAATTCTATAATCCTTAAGATATCTATGTAGTTCAATTTCTAATGCGTGAGCATTAAAGCATTTAAACGCATAAGCAACGCTAAATTTTAAAGGTACACCCGTTGAGCGAGATAATTGAAATGCTCGTTTATCTGGCGTCTTATCTGTATATCCAATTTTAATAAGGTTTGGCATAGTAGGATTAGTTAGAATATATATCCAAGAATCACCTTCACCTTCTCTATTTTGATATAGATCTTTTTTTCTGGCTGTATAATATGTTACATCATCCCATTCTGGATCTATTGGGCATGGAGTAAGAGTAAAGAAAGCCGCATCCGAGTTTGTAAAATCTTCTGTAACAGGGATATAGTTTGAGGCTTCTTGGGGTGTAATTCGCTTAATCATTTTTTGTTTGTTCTAATTCAAATTCATCATCAATTAACATTCGGGTAAAAGTAAGCATGGCTTGATTTAGTTGGTAATCAAAGTATGCTTTTCGAATTATGAATAAAATTGGGATTAGAAAAATTAGGGAGTGAATTGATAGTAAACTAGCTAATACAAGAACAATATCAAGGATTACCATTACAATTCCTACTAGGATAGATGTTTTTGATTTTTGAACTGCCTTGAGTTCATCTTTCAATAATGCTTTAATTTCTTTTCTCATGACCTTTATTTTTTTATTATACCTGAATATATGAAAAATTATTTAGGAAGACAAGCTTTTTTATGAGATATTCAAAGAAAACATTCCTGTTCCTCGGATTCTATAAGAAGAACCAGAAATAGGTGAGTCTGGGGTGAAATCAAATGAGGAAGAACCTGGTGGGACTACTACTCCTACAATATATGGAGAATTTACTATATCGGAAACAGATGAGAAGGTAAAAGTTCCTAAGAAATTTTTAGGATGAGATTCTGAATAGAATGATGATGTGGTTATGGTTTCTAAAACTAGATATGATGATGCGCTTGGGTTAATAAATGCAAATGTTGTATCACCCGTAATATCTTCACCAATTGAGCCTGTTGAATTTAGTTGTTGGTAGGAATATGTACTCATTTTTTTATGATAAATATTGGTTTATTTCATAATATCATTTGGTTATCAAAAAATATATTTGTATATATAATGTCGATGGGTAAAGGATTTTTTAAAAGAGAGATTTTGGATTTTTGGTTTTTTTAGTTTTTTGACATTTTGTAAATTTGGGGTGTGGTTGTGGGGGATAACCATGGGTGATATAAAATATTGATAGTTGTGGGATAGTTATAGGGTATATAAAGATATATCAATCGATGGGTAAAGGGTTTTAGAGATGTATGGGTGCGTCTACTTCGCTTCCCACACCACCCCCGCCATATATTGATACCAACGCACGTGGTACCCTCTACCGCCTATACCCTATATACCATATATATGCGTACGTACCGCCAATTACTTATTTATAAAAGTACGAAATATCATACACTTAAATATAATAACTATTCCAAATCCTACAATCCCTAAATATGTCATAACCTTTATTTTTAATTATACTGAAATGTACGAAATTTATTTTGATTATTTATGTCCTATTATTAACTATTAAATTCTTCTTTTATAGAAAATGTAACAAAAAATTCCCCATCCATTCCATCAGTGTTATCAATTTCAAAACCTAATTTTTTCCCCACCTCTTTTAATTGTAAAAATAATTCAATATTTTTATTACTAACTTTATTTAATTTCAATCCTTTTACTAAACTCTCATTACTTACATTTTTCATAACCTTTATTTTTTATTTGAATTAAATATACGAAATATTATTTAACTATTTTATACCTTTAACTATTTAAATTCAACAAATAAATTTAAATCTTCTTCATCATTCATTAACTGTTCTTTATCAGTTACTATAAATAATTCATTTAATAATTCAACATCATCTATAATAATAAAATCATCATCTTCATTATCAAAATCTGAATTTAAATTATAACATTGTCCATTAATGGAATCATAAATAAAACCTTTAACATTTTCTTTAAATACTAACATAACTTATCTTTTTTTATTATACTTGAATATACGAATTTCTATTTATAATTTATGTTCCTTTAATTATTAAAATTTTCAATCCATATCTCATCTTTCTCTTTAACATAATAAATACATATACCTTTATAATCAAATCTATAATTCAATTTTAAATAATCAATTACTTCATTATTAAATTCATCTAAGGTACATTCAATAATTTCACTACTATCTAAATTATTAAATTCATTAAAATTTTCATTAATAAAATCTTTTAAACTTTCCATAACCTTTAATTTTTTAATAAAATCTTTTAAACTTTTCATAACATTTAATTTTTTAATTATGACTGAATATACGAATTTATTTTTAATTATTTTATTCCTTAATTAATTTCAACTCCAAAATGTTTACACATAAGATCCAAGTCAATTTCAACATCACCTCTCTCTTTCAATACACATTTTAAATTTACTATTAACCCTATTACTTTAATTGAATCATAATTATTTTCTACTTTTCTCACAAATTCACTTAACATCATTTTCATAATTCTTAATTTTAATTATTTATCTTTCTTATACTGAAATATACAAAATAAAAATGGGGGTTTTTATACCCCCATTATATTATTATTTAATAATTAAAAACAAACTCTACTACTTCCTCTATATCTAAAGAATTAAAAATTCCATCCTCACTCTCATCTTCCTCCCCATAAACAATATAATGAGGAGTTTCATCTTCATCTTCCTGGGTAAAACAAGTTATTAATAATTCTTTAAATTCAATTCCTTCTCCTGTAAAACCAAAATCTTCTAAATTTTTAATTTTTAAATTTAATTCTTCCTTTGTCATAACTTATTATTTTTTATTATACTTAAATATACAAAATATTATTTAATAATTTTATTCCTTAATATAATCTTTTAAAAATATAATTAATTCCTCATCACTCATAAAACTTTTCTCTATATCTCCCTCTTCTATATAAATATCCCATTTTTGATATGCCCCCTCAAATATATCTATTTCTTCATTTACATTTAAATAAAAATCATTTTCCTCTCCACTATCTTCATTTAATAATAAATTAACTTCTAACCCTAATTCTAATTCTAAATTTAATTTTAAATTTTTCATAATTTATATTTTTTATTATACTTAAATATACAAATTTATTTTTAATTAAACTATACCTTTAAATTAATAACTATAACAACACCCAAATAAAACTTTATTATTTAATCTTCATCATCTTCATCAATATCATCAACTAACCATTTCATATTAAATTCACCTTCAATTTCAACAATATCATATACACCTCTAACTTCAATTAATAATTCTTCAAATGTAATTTCATTAACATCATAACCACATCCTTCAATTACTTCTTCTTTAGTATCACATAAACTAATACCATAACAATTTTCTAAATCAACTTTTAAATACTTTTTCATATTATGTTTTTTTATTATACTTAAATATACAAAATTATTTTTAATTATTTTATTCCCTAAAAATATAAAATCAAATTAACTCAAAATATTCCTTATAAAAATCAAAATTAAACCATCCATAACTACTCTCACCTTCCCAATTTTCACTTTTAATACACTTCACCTCAGTCTCTCCTTCAATTACTTCATCTACTTCCCACTCATCACCTACTACTAACATATGAATAAAACTCATATTAAACTCTTCCTCACTTAACAATCCTTCATTACTTAAATTGTTTGTAACAAAATATCCATTTTTAATTACTCTATACTTCATAACTTATATTTTTTTATTATAATTAAATATACGAATTTTATTTTATTAATCTATATCCCTTGTTAATTCAATTATATCACTTCCACTAACAAATACTTTAAAATTATCAAAAAACCATCCTTTAACTACTTCAAATTCATTATCAAATAATTCACATTCATACATTTCATTAATTAATATAGTTAAATCATCAACTAAATAAAAATTATTCCCATTTTCAATATCAATTACTAAATACTTTTTCATATTTTTATTTTTTATTATACTGAAATATACGAAAGCAGCTTTAATTAGCTGCTTCCTTTATTGCTTTAATCATATTAAATAAATTAATAGCATCTGAATCATCTTCTAAATCTACCCCTAATGAACGTTCATTAATTAATTCAATTAATGATGTATCATCTTGAGCTGAATCTAATCCTGAATTTAGAGCATGAAGTAAATAATTATCTTCCTCATCAAAGAAAAAATTATCATCTAATTCATTTAACATTTCTCTTTCATCAGATGAAAATTTATCTTTAATTACTTCAAAATTTGAATTTACGAATTCAATCATTTCATTTAATACTTTCATAACTTATCATTTTTTATTTGAGCTGAATATACGAATCAGATTTTAATTATTTTATACCTTAATATACTATAAAATCTTCTAAATATTCACCTGTTCCTTTTCCATCCTTAGTTACTTCATAACTTGGATCCATTCCATCCATCATCACGTTATCAATCAATTCATCAATTGTGTTGAACTCCTTCTTATAATAATCACATTTCAAACTATACATAACTTTTATCTTTTAATTATTTATTTATACTTGAATATACGAACTTAAATTTAATAATGTTATTCCTTTATTATTTTTTTATCTATAAATTGTTTACAGGTTTCCCTATCATCAAAATCAAATCTATTACTATTTTTATCATAAAAAAACCATCCAATTAATTCATCAAATAAAATTAATATTCCTCTATACACAAACCTATTATTCATAACTTTCTATTTTTAAATATAACTGAATATACGAAAGCCCCTTTATATAGGGGCTTCCTTTAATTATTCATCATCATCCATTCCATTTTCTTTTCTATAACCTTCTAATATTTCATTTTTAATATTTTCTTCTAAATTACTTTCATTAACTAATTCTTCTAAACTATCAAAACATTCCCAACAAAAATCTCCTCTATAACCACCACCCCAATCACTCATCATATTATCATATAAAAATATTTCATCTAAAAAATTACTTACATTATTCATACTTACCATACAATCATGCATATTCCCACCACTCACATATAATCTAAATTTTACAAATCCTAATAATACATCTACAAATTCATCTTCATCTTTTAAACCTTCTAAATCACTATTACAATACTCTCTATAAATTCTCTCTAATTCTAATTTCATAACCTTAATTTTTAATTTATTATTTTTTATTATACTTAAATATACAAATTTATTTTTAATTAAACTATACCTTTAAATTAATAACTATAACAACACCCAAATAAAACTTTATCATTTATTTTTAATTCAAAAGTTTCATCTTCATCAACTTTACTTTTATTAAAACTAAAATCAATTCCAAACTCTTCCCCCCCACATATTTCTTCATCATCAATATTTTCTTCAAAATTTAACTCATCAATATCATCTTCATCAATTAAATTTAATTTAATTAATTCATTTTTAATTTCAACTTCATTCAATTTTACAAACTCAATTACTTTCATATTTTTTATTTTTTATTATACTTAAATATACGAAATATTATTTAACAATTATATTCCCATTCTCAAAATATATAAATGATAAATCACCATTATCCTCCAAAACCGTTATATTGCCATTTTCGGTTAGACAACCATCAATATTTAAAATACGTTGTGAATTGGATTTTATGAATTGAAATACGCTCATATGAATTGATTTACAACACCAAAAGCCCACCCATATGAATGGGTGAGCGGATGATGTTATTCAAGTATAAAAAACAATCGGTTATGAAGCAATTGTTTCTTTAAATTTCTAGTGGTAAGTCACTACCTACACATCCCTGAATTTTAGCTAGCATTTCAGTCCAGGCATTTGTTAAAACTGTATTTTGTAGTCAGGACAGGATTCGAACCTGTATTTGTATATGTTTGTGGCCTCGACTGCCGCTGTACCCTCAAACTAAATCACCTGCCGATGTGCGTCTACCATTCCGCCACCTGACCATGTTGCCCCCCTTAATTTGTTCAGTGTATATTTCCAGGCAAGGGGGCGGACCCGTAATTACCACTATTAAACATTCGTAGTCAGGACAGGATTCGAACCTGTAAATTGTAAAGGGGTTACGACCTTACTAATTCTATTTTTGCGTCTACCAATTCCGCCACCTGACTAATGTTTAAAATTTCAATGAACTTATCTTTTCTTATACACTAAATATACGAAAGTAGCTTTAATTAGCTACTTCCTCTACTTTAGCTTTTGGGCGGCCTTTTGGAACAACACCCCCATTTGCCTCAGCTTTAGCTTTCAATTCAGCTAACCTCTTTTGACGAGCTGATTCTTGATTTGATGGACGTCCTCTTTTCAATTCTCCATTCAAACGTTTTGCCTCCAACTCCATCAATCTAATTTGACGAGTTGAATTTTCAACTACTGGTCTTCCACGTTTTAGTTCTCCATTCAAACGTTTTGCTTCCAATTCCATCAATCTAATTTGACGAGCTGATTCTGGATTAACTGGACGACCTTTTTGAGCTACAATTGTTGCTACTTCTACATTAACTGTTTTTACATTTTTCTTTGACATAACCTTAATTTTTAATTTTTAATTTAACTTTCTTTTTTTATATATTAAATATACGAACTATGTTTTATAATTTATATTCCTTAAGCGATTTTTGTAAAATCTGCTTTTAATTGAGAAATAAATTCATTTGAGATAAGTCCTACACAAGCCTCATCCATTGCTGCATCAATATCAATTCCCATTTCTAACATTCTATTTTTAAATGTTCTAAATGCATCATACCCTTCAATAGGTATTCCCATAAATTTAACATTCTCTACATCTGCAAAATCAACATCAACTAATATTTCATTATCTTCTCTTTTACCAATTATTACCATATGAATAGCTGTAAATTCAAGAGATCCTACTACTACATCATTTGCTACATTTACCATCAATGTTTTACTTTCAATTTTCATAACCTTTATTTTTTAATTTTTAATATGCTTAAATATACGAATTATTTTTTAACCAAATTGTTCCACTAAATCTTCTGCTATAAATTTATCCTTATGGATTAACTCATCAAATGAGAACGAACCTGTAACTTGAAACGCCAATTTAACTTGCTCATCCCACTTGTTATTTCGTTTGTGTTTTCTCTCTAGCCAATTCAATTGCTTAACAAGCGCTTCTTTCTCTAATGTGGATCTTCTTTTCATAACCTTATCTTTTTATTTGAATTAAATATACGAATCAATTCTCATCCCTCCAATTCCCTAACTTACCCTTACGTGTGTATTTTTTCTTATTTTTATACACGTTGGGGCGAGTGGCCTGGTTTATTTCATGTTGGGTTATTTGAATCTTCTTCATCTCCATCTAGTTCATAGATTACTCCTTTAACCATCCCTATTAGATATCCTATGATATAGGCATGGTTATCTGTTTTCTCATTCCATAAATCATCTACATGTTGTAGTTCATTTTTTAGGGTTCGGGATAGGAATTTTTTGTCTTCTGTTTTCATAACCTTTATTTTTTATTTATTAATATGCTTGAATATACGAAATATAACTTGATTATCAAAATCTATTCTGTGATTACCAAATTAGGCTTGTTCAACACCTCTCTCAGCTTGTTTTGGGCTTCTTGCAAGGTCATTGTTTCGGGCTTGATTTGTCGGATTTTATTATAACAACCCAATACAACCGATTGTTTGGTGTTTTTAGGTAACTCATAGCCATCCAAAACAACGTAGTAAAGCCCATCTTTTTCAAAACAAAATTGTCGCGGTCTTACATCGTGGTCGTCTTTTATTCGTGTATCTACCCACTCCCCCGCTTGTGGTGTCCATTCGTCTTTAAGTTCTTTTTTCATTTTTTGTTTAGTTTAATAAGGGGAGTTTTGACGCTCCCCGTTTGTTGGATTAGTTCAAAATAATTGATAAGTACATTAAAGCAGAAACAATAATGGGTATAATCATAAAAAAATAATGGTCGTGATAGAATTTATTTTTATTCAATTCATACCACGCATAAATCTGTGGAAATAAAACTAAGATTAGATAAACTATTGTTATAACTATTGTATTCATAGCCATTCTATTTTTTCTAAAGTTAAAAATTCACCATTCCATTCACCAAATATTAAACCTATTTTAGTGCTTTTAACCATTTCTTTTGATACCTTAACAGTTATCAAACCCCATTTATGTTTTTTTATAGATATTACTTTTAAAGTATCATCTACTTTTTTTATCGCTGCTTTTACCGTGCTTGAATGTACCATCTTGTTTAGTTTTTAGTTTATTTTCTATATTATCTATCATTTAATCGTTTAAAAACATTTAATAATTCGGGTGTGGTTTTGATTTTATGGAGTAAAGAATTCATTTTATCCTTTAAGAAATCATTATATTCTTTCTCACTCTCAAATCCCATTTTTTTCCAATCATTTTTCATAATCTGAATATACGAATTATTTAACCATAATTCAATTCCCCTGATTCATCAAACCAAGGTTCATATTCTTTATGGGATGCTGTCATATCATCTAACTCAAAGAAATCTGTTGCTTCTGCTTTCTCTAAAACATGACATACCGCTATTACTGGGTATTCATCTCCTCTTAAAGGATGTTCATAAAATTCAATTTCTTGATTTTTACTATTTACTATCTTACCATATGAGGTAGGATTGAGTGATATTAGTTTTTGATAATTCATAACCTTTATTTTTATACATTAAATATACGAAAAATATTTTACTAAGCCAAGCAGTAAGATAACCTGCATCAATTTGCAAGTTTAAGTTTCTTTTAATCCATTACATTTACCTATTACTTACATTGTGGTCTTAAAGTCATACCTACAATACTCTTTATTTATACTCGATTTGTGTAATAGAATTCAGATATCATCCCTCTTAGGGGGCTTAATCGAGTTGCGTAAAAACATGTAACTATTTGCATTCTAAACCGAAACGTGGAGGGAAATCACTTGGATAATATCGCACCTTGCCGCTACTATTGATGTGGGGAGTGGTTTTTTAATACAAAATGTTAATGAACTTACGGTTATACATATGTGGGGGGAGGGGAAAAATGCATTCTTTTGTACATTTCTCGTGAGGAAGGTATATATTTTTGGGAGAGGTGAGAGGGGGTAGGGGCGATGCATAAAAGGGTTAGATGCATCTAACCTTCCCATACCATTCATCTAATCACATAATTCATATACCCTAATCTACCTCGTAATAGTTTCCCCATTATCCACTCTTAGTTTCCACCCTTTACTTAATTTATTATGTAAAGAGCTCCCACCCTTTATATAAACATTCTAATAAAATTAAACGCGGACTCAACTATACCTCTCACTCTCAATAACAATGATTGTCTCATATTCTCTCTTGTTTTATATACGTTAAATTACTTAATTATTCACTATAACACATCCAACTCCAATAACCACTAACAAACATAGTATTACAAGTCCTACAACCCAATTCAACCCCCAAACGCTTATTACTAAGGCTGCCCCCATCAACACATTATAATTTCCTTCTGTCTCTTTTATATTAAGTATCATAGCGATTCCTAATATAATTGCAATTGCTAATATCATATTGTTCTTAATTTTTCACACAATTCAACAATCTTTCTACATTCCCCTCTAGGGTCTGAGAAATCCATTCTTATTTTTTTAGATAATGCCTCTATCTTATCGATAATTTCATCTTTGGTTGTCTCGGGTAAACCAAATGCGTTTGTTTCGTTTTCCATATTTATTTATTTTTATATCCTGAATATACGATCTTTCTTTTATATTTCTTATTCCCTCTAATTAAGAATATACTTTTTTAATTAGGGCCTTCATTGTATCAATTCCTGTTAACATATCTGCTTCTTTTCTATTTCTATCCGAAACATAGCTTGCTTGGTATTTAAAACCTGCATCTAATCCTGCCAATACAAATTGGAATACTCCATCACTATCCATAATTTGGGCCTCTAATTCACTTGAACCATTTCTTAATGAGGCTTTGAGTTTGAATTTTTTCCCATTGAATTCTATAATTTCACGGATATCTCCTCTATTATTATCAATCTCAATTACTTTGTTAATTGTTTTCATAACTTTTATTTTCTTATTTATACTTGAATATACGAATTTTATTTTATATTTCTTAGTCCTCTAAATCTTCTATAAATTTGGTTTTGGTAAGTATTTCTGTCCCCCATTCAATTACCTCATCCACTTCATCACCTTCACCACGTTCTTCTCCTTCAATTATTTTTAATTCTGCTTCTTCCTTTGAGTTCGCTTCAACAATATATTGAATAGTTTTTGTTGATTTTACTTCTGTTGTAATTCTAAATACTTTCATAACTTTTATTTTTTATTTACTGAAATATACGAAATATCTTTTAAATTTTCTATACCCTCATTACTAAATTTAAAGATACATTGTAACCAGTTGGGTCAATAACAGGTACAAATTCATTTTCATCTTCATCAAATATATGTTCAATATCTAACCAATCTGTAACATCACAATCTTCATTGTTCATAACTAGTTTTGCTGCTTCACCACAATCTGAAAGTATAACTCCATACCCTCCTATATTTGATATTGTGTAATATCCATGAATTTTTTCTATCATAACTTTTCTTTTAGGATATGTGTTTTTATTAAAAAAATAATATTATCCCTTACATCAGGGTGAATTATACCTTCATCTGTTAATTCTTTTAGATATTCTTTTATTTCCTCCATTTTATTTTTTATTTAGAAATTCATTGATACATTCTAATTCCGATTCTTTGGGATTATTAAATTTACTATTTCGAAATTCATCATACAGTTTAAGTGCTTTGTCCCACAAAACATCTAATTCTCTATTATTTTGTTCTAATTGAGCGGCAATGCAAAATACTCCATAATTGTTGTTTGATAATCTATTTTCTTTCATAACTTCTTTTTTTATTTATATTTGAATATACGAATTCTATCTTATAGAGTTTATTCCTCTATTTCTACTATCTCACAAATATTTTCTTTGATTGCTTTCTTTATCTTATTTACTCTCCTTTTGATTCGTTTTTCAGTTATGTATTCAGGAACAAATTCAACTGACATTGCCTCCGCTATGAATTCCTCTAATGAATTGAATTGATTTTCCCCATATGCTTCATCTACATACATTCCAATATCTGCAACTAGTTTTTCTTCTTTAGATAAATCATGATAATCTACATCTTGTATGATTAGTTCATTTATTCTATCTAATTCTACTTCCCCCAATTGTGTTAATTGTAATTTTTTCATAACTTTTATTTTTTAATATGACTGAATATACGAAATATTTTTTATAATTTATGTTCCTCTTTGGTTAAGGATTAGTAATATTCTCCCAAACATAATTGCAGTATAATTCCTCTTCATCCCATCCCTCTCCCATATGTTTTTTAAATTTATTGAATTTTTCCTCAAATTCAGGTTCATCTAAATTATCATTTATAATCTCAATTAGTTCCTCATCTGTTTTCCCGTCTAGGATTGTTTCTAAAGGCCCCCATATCTCATTGATTACATATTCTACATCCCCATCATATGCCTCTATTAATTCAGGGATACGTTCATCTCTTTCAAATTTTAAATAATTTAAAATAGATTCTTTAATTTCTTTACTCATATTTTATTTTTTTATTTGAACTGAATATACGAATTATATTTTATAGAGTTTATTCCTTTATCTTATTTCTTTTTAAATTGTTCAAACCATTCATTGTAAGCTAAAATAGAATCTAATTTTTCATTGACCATTAAATCAATTTTGTATATTGTCCAATCATAAAGAATTTTTAAAACTTCTTCCTCACTATACATTCTTTCAGCCATCCATTTAGCACCTTCTGCAAAAGCATCTTCATTGTAAGGTTGTTTAAGCCAATAATCTTCTGAAGCTTTTCCAATATTTGTATTGCAAAATTCATCAGTACAAAATGGTGTTCCTATTTGATATTGACTACTACCACATTTAGAACATTTTTCATTTATAACTATTTCTTGTTTAGGTTCTTCTTGTGGGATGATGATTTTGTAAATAAATTCTCTTGGTGTAAATTGAATCATGTTAATCATTGATTCAACCTCAACCCACTCACAGCTCGGATTCTTAACAAACCACTCTAAGAACTCATCATCAATAACTTGTACACCATCTTTGATTAAGTCTTGGTCTGTTGTTAGGATGATAACATCTTGTTTAGATGAATATTGAGCACCTCCTGAATTATAAGGTTCATTTAGTACTTTATCTAAATACCATTGTTCAACCCCTTCTTTAATTTTTTCATCAGAAGTGATGTAGATGTATTGGTTTATTTCATTAACTCCATCTCCTTGTTGTGGTTTATGGTAGTTGTATAATTTACCATCTATAATAAATAACCTACTTGGTTTTTCTGTTGGTATTAAAAATACGTTTTTCATATTATTTATTTTATTTGAACTAAATATACGAATTATTTTTTAATAATCATCTTCCTCATCATCTATATTAGATAATTCGCTTTTCAATTCCTCATCATCCATCCCCTCAAACATCTCAACCATATCTTCCGCTCTTCGGATTAGTGAAATTGCTGCTCTCAATTCCTCATAGGATAATTTTTCACCTCCATTTCTTAAGAAATCAAAACAATCTTCAAAATCTTGTAATGTGTTTCTGAATCTACAATAACTCATGTTTGCCATAACCTTTTATTTTTTTATTTGAACTGAATATACGAATGTTCTCTATTATAGACTATTCCTCTATTTTACATTCTCTTCTCATAATATCAATTATGATTCTATAACCTTCTACTTGACTATATCCCGCCATTTCATAGAACTCTACAATATCATTAATATCTTCACATTCTGATATTTCCCCCATCATTCCATCAATATATGGTTTTGCATCTTCCTCTCCATGGATATCTATGAGCCATGGCGTTTCACTATCAATAACTAATTGTTTAATCTGCTCTAATTTTACCATAACCCTTATTTTTTAATATGATTAAATATACGAATGTTATTTTAATAATTCAATTCCCCCCTCAATCTCTCCCACATAACGAGCATATCTGTATCCTTGTGTATCTACAAAGAATATTCTATTTTCATCTTTCAATAGATAAATCTGTTGGTCTCCATCCAATACATCCGCAAAGAATCCTTGATTATTAAAATCAAAGTATTCTTCTATCTCTAGTAATGGAAGTTGTTTTAAGATTTCTTGAACATCTTGTGGAATGTCTGATAGTTGTGTTTTAGAAGAAATATCATCTGTATCAAATGGTTTTCTATCAACCTCTACATACTCTCTAATATCCCAAGTTAATTCTGCGTTTGTCATAGCCTTTATTTTTTCTTATACATTAAATATACGAACTATAATTTAAAAATTATATTCCTTTAATTATTAATAGCAAATCCTTCCAACATAGTATCTAATTCATGAATAGAAATTGGATGACCAAATACATCCTCAAAATCTGCATTCGTTGATGGAGCTAACATTCGAACCAATTCCACCATTTCTCTTCCTGTTAAAGACCCTAATTGGTAAGTTAGGATAGGGCTTCTATCTTTTTCAATTCGTTTTAGAGCGTTTTTTATCTTTATATTTTCCATAACCTTTAATTTTTTAATATGATTGAATATACGAAAGGGAGCTTGCGCTCCCTGTTCCCTATTTCAAATGATTTAATAATTTTTGAGGATCTTTTTTAACATCATCTAATCGATTATCTTTAAATTCAATCAAACTTAAAGTATAAGTGATTGAGGATAATTCTTTATTCCATTGATATCCTACTCTATATTTGATAAAGTTTCCATTTTCAAATTTAATCTCCAATACATCATATTCAATCCATTCTCTTCTATTAGAACTTATATAATGTCCACTTTTTTTACTTTCTATTGTAGCTTTAATATTACTTTCCTCTATTGATTTTTTAAGGAATTCTGTAGCAGACTGTAAAGCTGCAGTTTTTCTTTGGATGTCAAGATTTTTTCTTTCCTTTTCTTCCTCAAATTCATCTATCTTTTTAATAGCCCCCTTTACAGTATATTCTCTACATGAATTAGCAACAGAATATGGTATTTCTACTTTACCAGAGGGCCAAAAGGAGAGGGTATGTCCTTTATATGATACTA